ATCAGCGGGGGCATACGACAGTAGAACGCTTCTTGCTTTTACTGTTAATGAAAATTGGGAATATCATAATCAAACATCTTCAAGCGAATTGCCAATAGTTTATGAACCGCTTGATGGCGTTGCCGAAGATGGTTTAATAAATCAAACATATGAAGCATTTCAAACAAACTCTGATAACAGATTGTTTACCAACCCAGATAGAACTTCTAGATATGAACGTGCTAGATTTTTTAATAATATTGTAATGATGAGAGGAGACTCTGCAAATTTACAGATACAATCAAATCATTTAGTTCCAGCGATTGGATCAAATCATATTCACTTACTTGGAACCGCATTAGATTTTAATAAAAATGCACCTACAGATGAAATTAAATTGGCATTCAGTGTTATAAGTAAAGATCCAGATCCTTCAATTCTTCCAGATCAAGTCAGGATTCTTTTAGAGTTTGCAGAAAGTGATTCCCCAGGGACAGGAGAATGGGCCAGGTTTGAGGTAGTTATGCCTGCAAATGACTATTCATTTTCAACTAATAGATATTATGTAATTACAAAACAATTACAAGAACTGTACAAAAGTACTGGTTTCACATGGAACAATGTTAGTATAGTAAAAATATATACAACTGTTATTAAAAACAATATACCATCTGATGATTTTTATGTTGGTTTAGATGCAGTCAGATTTGAAAATGTTTCAACAACAAATCCAGTATATGGATTAACAGGTTATACAGTACTAAAAAATGTAAATGCAGAAACTGTCATTAAGGCTGCCAATACTACAAACTATATAGAGTTTAGATTTGCAATGGATGTGCAATAATGTCAACTCCAGATCAAGGAATAAAAAAAATAATTATTCCAAAATCAAAATTACCTGGATTTTTTGGAGAAAATAGGCAGTATGTTTTGCGGTATAGATTTATATCCGAAGACAAAAATAGAACGTCCCACTGGTCACCTGTTTATAAAATATTAGCGGAAGATACTCCAAGCGAAATATTAAATAGTATGATTATAGATACTGAAAATAAAGTAATAAATATAGCGTGGGAGCCACAAAGCAATATAGATGAGTATTTTATTTATGTAAAATGGAATAATTCTGGATGGAAATATTATGCAAAAACATCACAAACAAATTATTCAATTGTATATGACTCAAACAAAACTTATGTTCATATTGCTGTGCAGCCAAAAACAATACCATTGGAAAGATTTGCAGACTCAGAATTCTTTGAAAATGAGGGCAGTCTGATATAATTAGACAGGAGGAATAATGGCAAAAATACCACTACCAGAACTAGGTCAACCGCTAGACGTTTCATATATATATCAATTAGCAAATGCAATAAATGAGTTATCTCTACAGGTATCACCTGCAATATATAAATATGTTACTGTGGATGTTCCTAATGGCGTTCAGCAAAATGCAAAGGCTTCTGAAACAAGAATAATTGCAGGATATGCTGATGTTGTAAAAAGTTCAAATCAAAGTATTGGTAGTCAGCAACCATTTACATATAACTTTCCAGCGGACTTTAAGTTTGCTCCCATTGCAACAGCGACTCCAGTAAATATTGGCGGAACAGAAGCAGGCAAAAATGTATCTGTTGTAATAAAATCTATTACAACATCTAAGATAGATGGCATAGTTAATTTTAATTCTACTGGAGACGTTTCAATCGGCGTTAATTTAATTATCGTTGGCATACCTAATTAATGATTAAATGCAAAAAATGTTTTCGCAAAATGTTAATAGACAGAGTGTACAACTCAGTTTCTCATTTAGAAATATATTGTTTGGTGTGTGGATCAAGAAAATTTTTTCACCCGCCATCTGATTCGGAGGAAGGTAGATGGCTGCTAAAAAAGGAAACAGAACGAGCGAAGAGTACAATCTCGCCCCTATAATTCCAGGCAATAAGAAGGTTTGGTTCCTTAATAAAGATTTAGTAAGAATCTATCATTTAAATAGATCTAATGGAATAATGTCTGTTTACAATATCACAAAAGACAGAATAGAAAGTTGTTTAATTGGAGATTTTAAAAATAAAAGAGAAAGGGCTTATACTGTTGGAGAAACGGCAGACTTGGTTAATCGACATAAAAAATATATGCCCTCTTTAATGAAACGTGGAATCATTCCATTCCCAACAGGATCACAAAAGGGTGGCGCAAGAGGTTGGCAAATAAGATCCTACTATTCAGAATCGCAAGTTAAAGAGATTCGTGATATACTAGCAACTTATCACATAGGTAGACCACGTAAAGATAATTTAATAACAAATGACATTACGCCCAGCAAGGCTGAATTGACAAGAAGAATGGGCGATGGTATACTTACATATACGAGAACAGAAGACGGTAGGTTTGTACCTATTTGGTCAGAGTCAATATAATAGAAGGGTATGAAATGGAAGATACTAAGGTATCAGTAACACTTGGATACACATTAAATCTTGGAAATTTTCAATCACTAAGAATTGATCTTGGTGTAACAGATTCAAAGCGTGATGCAGAAAATACAGATCAGGCTTTTGAGCGTGTATATAAGTTTGTTGAAGACAAGTTGGCAGCAAAAATATCAGAGGCAAAGGTTGAACTAGAAGAAAGCAATTAGTGTGACAGACAAACAGAAGCGGCTGGCTCTGCTAAGTAGGTTTGATAAACACTATAACTTTAAACTAGGACAGAAGCCACAATACAACAAGTGGATAGAGCAATGGTCTGCTGATGCCCTTATAGAATCATATGGCATGGATCTTTGTTACGAACTTCTTGAATATTATTTTGATGTAACGCAAAACCCTACATGGAATCATTTTGCATATGTAGCACATGATATACTGGAAGCAAAACAACAACATGCAAAAGATTTACTGGAACGAGAAGAGCGCAGAGAAAAGGCTAAGGAGTGGCTGAGTGAATAATACAGAGTCAAAATTAATCTCAGCAGTCTTAAAAGATAAACAGGCTCATGTCTTACTTCAGGCTAACATAGAAAATATTCTAACTACCCATGTAGATGTATGGCAATTTATTAGAAAGTATTATGAAACTAATTCTACAGTTCCACCAAAAGAATTAGTTGTAGAAAAGTTTAGAGATTTTGAACCAATAGATGGCGTTGGTTCTACTAAGCATCACCTTGAAGAACTTCAAGCCGAATATTTAACAAATAGTCTTAAGGACATTATTAGATCTGCTGCTACAGATGTGCAAGGTGGGCAAGGATTAGATGCCCTAGAATCTCTTATTACAAAAACAGCAGAACTTAGAAAAAATACAGCAGCCATTCGTGATATTGATGTTACAGATTTAGATTCTGCTGTTGCTTACTTTGAAAATCTTAAGAAGCAACAAGAAACAGGGGCAATTGGAATAAAAACTGGACTTCCAGGTTTTGATAACTACTTGCCTTCTGGAATCATGCCAGGGCAATTAGGAGTCTTTCTTGCATACCCAGGCATAGGAAAGTCCTGGTTGTCGCTCTATTTCGCTGTACAGGCTTGGAAACAGGGTCGTAGCCCAATGATTATAAGTCTTGAGATGTCTGAGGTTGAAGTCCGTAATCGTGTATTTGCAATTATGGGAGAAGGCGTATGGTCTCATAGAAAGTTAAGTGCTGGTCAGGTTGAGATGGATATGCTAAAGTCATGGCATACAAAGCATGTAACTGGTAAACCAGAATTCCATATCATATCAAATGACACTGGCGGAGATATTAATCCAATGGTGCTTCGTGGAAAGATAGATCAATATAAGCCAGACTTTGTTATTGTTGATTACTTGCAATTAATGTCTCCAAACCAAAAATCAGATAATGAGACTGTTCGTATGAAAAATCTTTCTCGTGAACTTAAACTAATGGCTATTGCAGAAGAGGTTCCTATTATTGCTATTTCTTCTGCTACCCCAGATGACGTAACTAAACTTGAAACTGTTCCGACCCTCGGTCAAACAGCATGGTCAAGACAGATAGCATATGATGCTGACTGGGTATTGGCTTTAGGGCGAGGCACAAATAGCGACATTATTGAATGTGTATTTCGTAAGAATCGTAACGGTTTTATGGGAGAATTCTTAGTACAGGCTGATTTTGACAAGGGATATTATAGGTATAAGGATTATGAAGATAAGTCAGTATAATATGCTCTATGGAAACATTTCCACACAAGGCGATAAAGCGATTTGGGCTAGACGGAATTATAGTCGATGACTCAGCCATATATAGACTGCAGCAAGAATATATCAGATTATTGGTATCAGAAATGCGCCTATCTGGATATGTTCCAAGATTTGACATTAACCCAGAATTTACACTATCATATAATGAACAAAAAAATTATTTTGAATTTGCATTAAGCGTATACGGTATATATATAGGGAGAAAAAAGGCAGAATGGATACTAGGGGTAGACGGAACCAGACCAATCTATACACAGCCAGCCAAGTTAAAAGAGTACTCTCAGGATCTGGCGTAACTGTAGAAAAAGAAGCAGAATCTGAGTACATTGTATTTTGTCCATTTCATTCTAATCACAGAACTCCTGCTGGAGAAATAAATAAATATACTGGATTATTCTTTTGTTTTTCTTGTGGAAAGACTGCAGACTTAATAGAATTAGTTATGCATTTTTCAAATAGAACAT